ATATTTGCAAGTATCTCTTGCAATTCACTTGGAATATTATCAAAATCATCGAAAATTATCTTACAATCTTCGCAAGCAATTTTTACATCTCGCTCAAAGACTTCATCGACACGCTCTTTTGAAATCTTAATTTTTCCACCCTTTTTTAAATTCATGTAGGGCTGATATTCTATATCATCTTTTGTTAATAAATGCCCTATTCCAAAGGTTGGTAAGCCTTTTGAGTCTAAGTAAATTTCGTATTTACAACCTTCGTCAATTATCAATTGTTCTTTTAATTTTTTTAAATTCATTTGCAAAAAAATTATTTCGGACATTTCTTTTTATAAACAATATCATAATTCGCTAAAAAAATTCTATATTCTGGCGGCAGAATTTTTGTGTCAAAATTTAGCGGTGGCAAAGGGTCGAACAAATCGCAAATATCACTTGTTGGCAATAGCTCCACGCTTGTTTTGCAAGCCATCAAGATAATCATCGGCAACATTAATATTGCTGATTTTATTTTTTTGAATCTCAATATTCTCGCGCAAATTTTCATTGTCTTTATCTTTGTTTTTTAATTTTTCTTCTGTTTTGCCGTTTTTTTCGCCAGCTTTAAAAACAATAAAAGCCGCGACCAAAAAAGTAAAAATTACAGAGAAAAACTTTGCCAAAAATTCTATTATTGTCATTATTTAAAAAAGTTTAATACTGATTGTAAAATTATTCCAGCTTCGTGATAAAAAACAAGACAAAAAGTTATGGTAACTGCAACTCCGCAAAAAGTTAAAAGCCAGAACATTCTATCAACTAGCTTTTTTGTGAATGCTTTATCTTCAGTAATAACATCGACAATTTCATCTCTGATTGATTGTTTTGAATTATTTTCCATCTTTTTTGTTATTATTTTTAGAAATAGCTAAATCAATTTTAGTTACTACGAGTTCTTTAAAATCGTCAAAATGCCTATCAAAATCTTTAAACTTAGATTCAATTAGAACATAAAGACCCTTTACAGTTGTTTTATATTCATGTCTAAAAGCTTCGTTTTCTTCTTTATCTTTTGAAGTTGCGATTTTATGTTCAGCAATATCTTTTTCAATTTTTTTGAATCTTTCTTCGTCTGATTTTTCTTTTCTGGTAAAAGTCAAACTCCAAAAAGTTTTAAAAAGCCCAAGCGCAACAAAATTTGCGCCTGTTATCAGAATTGAAACCATACCCAGAATTGTCGCAATATCTTGTAAGTTCATTTTTTTAATTTTTAAACATAATAACCAAATACGTCAACAGTAGCCGTAAGTGCCGAACCTTGTGCAACTGTGCATTTTAAACCAAGAACGTCACCGCTATTACCTTGAACTGCGCCCGCGCCCGCTGGTATAAAATCAAATTTTGTAGAAGAATCCAAGGTAGGATATGTTGCGGTCGGAGAAACGTCATCGGCGTCAGCATTATATCCAATACTGAAAGCTGCCGCACCAAAAGCTGCCGAGGCATTTCTTATGTAAGCTCTGGTTACAATAAGTTTTCTGCCCCCTAAATTAGGCACTGTGAATAGAGTAGTTTTTGTAGTTACGTTAAAATCTACGCCGCTAACTGACGCAATTACCAACTCCATACCTCTGCCATTGAAAGTAAGGTCTCCTAGTGATTGCGTGTCAAATTCAATGCCGACATGAGTATCTGAACCTACGGCCCTAAATTTTACATGATTCCCTGTGGCTGAATTATAGATAATTGGAAAATTTGCTGGCGTTGTTCCTGGATAAACAGAAGTGAAGCCAACAATAGTATTCGCATTAGTGTCAACAATCGCATCAATAACTGGCGTTGTTAAAATTTTGTTTGTTAGCGTTTGGCTTCCAGTTAAGGTTGCGACACTACTATCAATCGAGATTGTTCTCGCAACCGAACCATCAAACGTTGTGCCGCTGTTAAGCTGTAATCCTGTGCTTACAGTCAACGCGTTTGATGTTGTAGCTGTGATTGTATGGCTCGTGCCGAGCGTAACCAAAGTGCCATTTATCGCAAAATCATCATTGACTAATGCAGAATTTGGGATATTTGTTAGCGTGTTATTTGAAGCGTTGATTGATTTATTTGTTATTGTTTGTGTGTCGCTAATTGTAGCAATTTCAACGCCATTTGCTTGTGGTTTTCGAGTGCCTTTTGAAACGAGATTTAAGGCAATGTTAGTATCCGAACCAACAACCGCAAGAGTAGCCGCGCTTCCTGTTGCGCCGCCTGTCATTCTAAAATAATTAACTCCTGCTACGACTGGGTTAAATTCAAGAACTGGCGAAACAAAATTGTCATAGATAATATCTATTTGCGGTTCGGTTAGAAGCTTGTCGCTTAGTAATTGAACGCCTGTTACTGTAACAACAACAGATGTATCGATGCTAATTGTTCTTGCGGCCGAGCCGTTGAAGGTCGTGCCGCTGTTTAGTTGAAGACCAGTTGAAACCGTAAGAGCGTTTGTTGTGCTTGCCGCAATTGTTGCAGAGCCACCCAAACTTATTGAGCTTCCATTGATTGTAATTGCGCTATTGACTAATGAAGCATTCGCAATATCGGTTAAATTATTTTCTAGACCGCTTATTGATTTATGTTGAAAATACTCAAAGCCAGCTAATGTAGCTATTTGTTGTTCTACATCTCCATCATTCTTTGTATATAAATTATCATCAGACTTAAAATATAGCGCATTTTTGTTTGTCGCTGGGGCGGTAACAGTAGATGCCTGCCCTAACACCAAAGCACCTTCTGTGGTAGCGATTTGTTCTGCGTTGTAATCGCCTTGTTGAGAGGTTACTGCGCCCGCACGGGTTTCAAATGAAGTTACTCCGCCGCCACCACCACCGCCAGAATTAGTAATAGAATTTACGATACCCATAAAGGAATAAATTAAGAATTAGAATAAAATTTTATAATAAGTATTTTTTGAATTATATCTGCGCTTGCAGAGCCTAATCCAACTGTTCTCAATATTATATTTTGCTCAAAATCCTCAACTCCTTCAACGAAGCTTACAGGGTATATACTATCATTTTGCAATGATAAATTGTTTGATAATATTTCGCAAGTTATACTTTGAGTATCGCTTGATTTTCGAGCAATTATACATTTAATCTGCCAAGTTCCACCATTAGCAGCATTAGCGGCAGTTTCTAAAATAGTTTGCGCGCCAAAGATTATTTTTAAAGTTTTATTATTTCCATTGCTGGCAAAAATTCCACTTGCAAACAGTTCTAAATAGTCGCCATTATTAGTGAATAAATTAGCTGGTATTTCGTATTCCATTAAATCAGTTTCAGAAGAACCAGAATTTTCTTTTTCATCAATATCAATATAAACTGTTCCGCCAAGCTTAACTCCAATATTGCGCCTCATTCCTCGCCAAATGTCTTGGAAAAAATTATACCACCATGTATTAAAAATTCCCTCATCATCAATAGCTTTGGCTCTTTGTGATGGTAAAGTAATTATTTCAGCCATTATGAATTACCTATTGTAAAGTTCAAATAAACGCCAGTAATAGCAAATCTAGCTATCGGCTCGCTAAAAATTAGTTTAATAATAAAAGTTCTGCATTGACCAAGGCCAGTCCAAAATATCTCTGTTTCATATTTTCCCAGTTCTCCGATTGGTTGCAATAACTCATCACTAAGAGTATTACCCCCATCAATAGAAAACTGCATTGCTAATTGCGGATTGCTGCCTTCGCCGCTGGTTGCGCCAATTCCTGTATCCATCATTACAACTGCCCTATCTACAACGACTCTTGAAAAATCAGCGAATTGCGTTGAAGATATACCATATCTTACAATCTTAGTTCCGTTTTCAGTCGGAGTATCTAAATCTAATTCGTAAATAATGCCAGTTTCGTAATCTCCCACCAAATTTAAATCATCAAAAAATGCAAAACAATTAGGTCGCCATCTTATATCTTGCAGATTACTTGGATTTCTACTATTTCTCCTATGCCATAATTCAGTCGTAATGTCAAAGCAGATACTTCTATTTTCGCTTGGCGAGGTTAAGCAATAAAATTTATGGCCTTCTTGTGTGTAAATAAAAGCAAAAGCATCGCTAATATTAGCCCAACTTTCTAATTCTGCTTCAATTGGATATGTAGAAATTCTAATGGGTGTGTATCCTTTAGCGGTATAAACTACTCTATCATTACCAACCCAGAACAAACCAACTTCGTCACTAGCAATAGTATATTTTCCAGCGCAACCCTTCTCTATAAATACTCCGTTGATTCTCTCAAATGTAAATGATGGGTTTGCAGAGTTATACCAAACTTCGGTAGTTCTTTGCTTAAAGTGCCATAATTCCCTGTGGTCGGCAAAAGTTCTAACAATATTATCAGACGCACCAGTTACAAACTCATTTTTTAATGCGCTATAGTCAGTTGTATCATTAGATGCGGAATATTGAAATTCATTACTTTCTAGCTTTGCATTTACTGTAAAGCTATCAAGAGTCGTAGTTGATACTGATAAAAAAACATCAGGGTCTGTGATTTGCGTAAGTGTGGTTCCATCGGTGGAATACATTATACCGCTTTCAGTAAGAATGGTCATTTGCTGACCATTTTCAGTCATAATTACTCTTCCTGGCGAAGTTGCCATAGTTCCCAACAAAGTATAATTTTTAGCAACATCAATTTTGTAAACTTCTAACCCACAAACTGCATACAAATTATTTTTCATAATTTCCATGCCATAAAGAGGGTTTCCTCTATTTAGATTTAGCCAAGTTTTCAATCCTGGTGTTGGATATAAAACTGATTTAAAGAATGAATCTGCTGGCGTTGGCTCGACATACAAATTCACAAGGTCTTCCGAAGACGCTAATCTGCTTCTTGATTGATATGTGTTTATACCAAAATGAATTGGTGTAGTTTCGCCCATTAATTAAATTGTCCTATATAAGTTTCTGTTGCTGGTTGAAAAAATATAGCTGTGTTTTCTCTGTCATATCCTTGTGCGTCTTCAAGAGATTTTACAGCCAAGCCCTCTATTCTATTCAATCTTTCTTCTGAAATTCCATATTCAAAACTTAGCAAGTATGCTAGATTATAAATGATTGGCAACAGCCATTCGGTAGGAAAGTCAGAGGTATTAATCAAAGTATCAAAATCAAAAAACTGCACCTCATAAGTAAATTTTACAACAGAACCCACAACCGAAGGCGCGTTATAACAAAAAATAGTTCCATAAGTAAGCTTTGGCTCGTAATAAACTTGAGTAACTTGCCCTGTATTATTTTTATTAGGCAAATTATAATAAGTATCTCTTGCGAGCATTGTGCAAGGGCTAAGATTGTTATTTGAATCAATATATCTTGCGCTCAATACTCTTTCTGGCCTTCCAAGTTTAGTTTGATAAGCCCAAACTTTATTATCGCTAGAAGCTGCTGCTGTTAAAGCCGAAGTCAATCCAATTGTAGTGCCAGAGACACTAGAGATTGTCGTCCAATGTATAGTTTCATCATCTTGCTCGACTCCGATAAAATAGCCTATTACAAAGCCAGTTGCGTCATTAACAATAATGCTAGAAGCGCCAGAAATAACATTTCCGTCAAGAGTCGTTTCTGAATAATCATCAGTAACATTTGCTGTTGAGCCATCTAATTTATAAGAGGCTTGACCATTAACTAAAAATAAAGTTGCCTGGTTTGTTTTCCATAAATAAGTGCCTGCATTTTTCCAAGATTTAAGCATTATGTTTAATGTCTCAATTCCCGAAACCATATCTGCCGCTGTTGGTGCGCGGTTAGATGTAGCAACGCCCAATATTCTAAACGCCTTAGTTACTATTTGGCTTGCTACTAAATTAAATGTATTTGTTCCGCTTACTGTCATGTTGATTAAAAATATTTAGAAACTCTAATAATAACACTCCAACTGCTAAGAGTTATTGACGTTGCCTCGCCAACATTTCCCGCGTCTCTTCTTAAAATTATAATTTTTCCTGTATTACCAACAACAACAGTAGTATTAGTGGAACTGGGAATTAATGAAAAACCATAGCCAGGGCCGTTGTCATTTGTATCACTATCTTTTGGCAAAGTTTCGTCTCCGACAGCATATCCAAATTGAGCTGTAGTGCATTTTAAAAAAGCTTGATATTTTTGTGGGACCACTCCTAGACTATGCGCTACAGTAAATGATGTTCCTGTTGTTCCTGCTAACGATACTGGGGCTGATGATTCCGTCAAAAGACTGTTCCCACTCGCGCAAATGGCTGGATATTCGGTAATTATGATATTAGTTCCATCATAATATATTATTATTTTATGATTGACTGAACTTAAAACAACAGAGCAACCATTAGGATTTATTATATTTCCCACGCCAGTTGAAAAAGTAGCTGCATTAGAATTACTACTGATTCCAATTTGAGCTACTTCACCCGCCACCATTCCCGAAATGGTGTTAATAGTTTGTGCGGCCGAAGAAGTATTAACAACGTAATTTGCTGATTGATTGGTTAAAATTATCTCATTAGTGGCAACAGCTAATTCTACTTGACTTCCCAAATATAACGCCTCGCCTCTTGTATTATAAAAAACAATATCGACTCCGTCATTAAACGCTAAATATCTTCCAACCTGCAAATCTCCCGCCTGTAAATCAACCTTTGTTCCCTGTCCTGTTTTTTTCTTTCCATCTACCGCCCCGAGTCCGTTGATATTAAAAACTGGACTATTGCCACAAGCAATATGAATATCAACCAGAAAACATTGAACATTTGTATATGATTCTATTGGCACTAATAAATTTGGAATATCCAATAAATATGATGTAGATGTTCCTGTGGTAGTTCCCCAATATGCTACTGGCAATGGGTTAATTGTTATAATGCCCGAATTATTCAAATTTATTGGGTCAGCAGTCCAAATTGGGTTTGTTGCTGGGTCGTCCGTTCCAGCGGGTGCTAAAACGCATTTATATAAAGAAGAATCAGAAATCCAAATATCGCCAAATCTACCAGCAGAATCAGCAACAACTGGATTACTATTTGGGGTGTTTAAATCTTCGTCAGAATAAGTATCTTTTTTAGTTGTAGTTCCAGTTTCGTAAAAAAATAAACGATAGCCAGAACCAACAATACCTATATTGCTAAATACTTGCTCTCTTGGTAATAATACTCTTGTTGCCATAATCTATTTATTTTTGTTGTATCGTTTTTGGTAAGAATCAAGATACTCTTGCACTTCTTTTTCTTTTTTATAAGCACTAGGAACTTGTTTTTTAAGTTGCTCTATTTCTTTTTTTATCTCTTCTGGTGATTTTTCTTGAGCATTTGCATTTTCAACTCCTCCTGTCATTCTGCTTGCTAAAATAGCTGGAATCATGTCATTCAAAGCTTCTCTAACTAAAGGTTTTTGCTCTTTTTCTGCATTTTTAACAATATTCTCAAATGCTTTTATGCTTTTTTCTTTGTTAGAAAGTGTCCGCATTATTTCGGCTGCATTCTTTTTATTAATTCCTTTATAGGTGTTCAAAATAGTCATTTCCCCAGCTCTCAATGTATCTAGAAGCAATCCAGTTTTATTAGTTGCAAGCTTAGATATAAAATTAATTGCGCTAGGTTTGTCATTTTCTATCGCTTCTTTTGTTAAACCGAATTTTTTTACTGTATTAGTATATTTGTATTCGTCTTTTATACTTTTTAATAAATTTGTATATTCTTTATCATTATCAACCAAAGCCCTTAATTGCTTTCTTACATATTTATTGGGAATAAACTTTTCTGCTTCTTTAGAAGTTCCAACAGGTTTTGTTGACTTGTTTAAAACACTTTCCAGATGGTCTCTTGCGCCAAGGCGATAGAACTCTTTTAATGTTTTATTCGGGGTTTCTTCTACTTTTTTACTAATCTCGTATGGAGATAATTTATAAAATTCCCTTCCTTCTTCTATTGCCTTTGCAACATTAGCAGTTCTGGAAAATCTCTCATCTGCTATTTGATAAATTCCCTTAACTCCTTCTTTAGAACCACTTCCTTTATATAAAACGCCACTTATTTGGCTTCTCGTATCTTCTAAATTTCTTAAATCCGTCTTTAAAGCAGCCTTAGATGGATCATTTTCTATAGCTTCTTTCATAGCATTAATATCTAAATCCATTTTTTTTCTTACTTCATGCAACTCTCCTAAATTCTTTGGAGGATTATTTGCATAAGTAGCAAAATTTGGATTGCCAATAAGCTTTTCATACTCACCAGCTAAAACTCTTTCTTTGGGCGCTAGTGGTTTAGAAAATATGCCAGACTCATCTACAGCTCTCTTTCCTAAACCGTCTTGCTTATATAATCTAGGCAATTCAATATTTTTCCCTGGTTCATACATACTAGGCAACAATTCTCTTTGCATTGCCTTCATGTCATAAAAGACTTCCGAAGCTGTTTTGGAAGAGCCAGAAAGATTTTCTTTAAGAACTTGCTTAATTCTTTTATTTGCATCGCTAGACCTACCTAATGCAAAATCATAAGCTATTTTTCTTGATTCAGGATATTGCGCTGTGGCTT